GTTTGGCAAGTCCTGTTTTCATACTGTGAGTTTCAACCCACGCCCCAATAGCGTCTGAGTCAACGTCACCACCATCAGTAATAAAGGTGCTTTTGTCAAAGTCAAGCAAAGCGCTCGCATCCAAAGAGCGACCCATAAGGCTAGATTTTAGTTCAGCGTCCACTAATTTTCCGGCAAACTCGACTCGAACAGCTAGCCTTGTTTCGTCCTTTGCGGACTCTACAAGACGTTCCTGGTCAGTGAGTTGATTTTTTCTTAGCTCGCCAAGTTCTCTTACAGCCTGGTCATTTGCTTTGGCCTGCTTCTCAGTTTTTTGACTGAGCGCTTTCCACTTAGCAACCTGGGCTTCCAAATCGGCCACAGTGGTTTCGACACTTTCGCCACCCCCACCGTCTTCACCATCTGTAGGTGTTTCGGTAAGGGTTTCTGGTTCTGTATTTTCTGACATTGGGTTGTTACCTCCACGTTTCGTTTCGGGTTTGGCGCGTTTCGCGCCTTCTCACCACTCAAGGTGAAAATCTAATATATGGTGCCGGCGGGCTCAATTCCGGCCCTGTCATCAAAGTCAGGCGTGTCCCCGGCCAAAACGGCTTCAGGGAGAATCTGGCTTATCGCCCAAACTACGGCGTATTGGTTTGATTCTTCCAAAACTAGAGGCAAACCTGTGCCGTCAACGACAAGACTTGAGCCGTCAAGCCTCACTAGAATTTGCAAAAGTTCTAACAGTGGCCCAGTCAACCCGGACACCTCGTCCCAAATCAAAACCCCATTTGATGTTGTTGCGCTAAAGACCAATCAGCACCCCCAAAATGAATTGCCTAAACTCGTCGTCTACAATAACGCCCTTAGTGGAATCCCCAAACGCACCTTGCCCGCCTAAAAGGCTTTCCACTCCAGTGGTAAAAATTTCATAATTTTGGTCAGCGCCTAACCCATAGGATTTCCCCGAATAGACTTCTCGCCATTTGTCTTTGTTGCCAAATTCTTTTGTGCTTTTTGGAGAGTAAATGCCTTCAATCCTGTTGCCGTCTGTTTGGGCCCTTTTTTGCCAGAACGTATATTCCATTTCCTTAAGGCCGGGAACAACATCTTCCATTGCGTGGCCAACTTCATGGACCGCCGTAGAATAGCCTCTTGTTTGGCCTGTGATTCTTTGCGGGGTGGGACTGATTGCTAAAATAGGTTTTTGGTTAGGTCTGTTTTTCCAATACCCACGTTTTACCATTGACACTTGAATTTCAGGTATTTTTTGGGTCAATGCGTTCACCCATGGGGTTGGATAAACATTCAAAGCGCGTTCAGTAAGCTCCACGCCCTCTTTTGCGCCGATTAGCTTGGGCCCGTCAAGGGTAGTGCCCCTTATTTCGTCAATTAGTTTTTGCGCCTCAATGGCCAGAATTTTGTCGAACGCTTTTGAGCCGGGCGCAATTACCTCGTCAAGCTGAGAGTTTATTTTTTTGACTTCATCGTAAAAACCATTTATTTGGTCTTCCAGCTTTTCTATTAGCGGAAGTTTTGCCGCGTATTGCTCATTGTACAAAGACCGAAAAGTGCCGTTGTACATAAAATCTTCAATTTGGTCTATCGACAAACCTTGTTTTGTCCAGTTTGCTTTTATACCGGCAGTAATGTCAGCACGAATACCAACTTTTTGCGCGGTCACTTCAGCAATTCTTGCTTTTGCTAAATCTTTTTGCGCGGCAAGAGCCTGACCGTCAATTTTTTGGTCAAGCTGGTCAATCTTTGTTTTTAGCCGGCGAGAGAGTTCAACATCAACTGTTTTGCCAAGCGTCAAAACCTCGTCAAGCGCTTTGTTTGCTTTTGGCCCCGCCTGAATGAACGTCACCGCTTTGCGGTTTGTTTTGATAACAGGACTTTTCGGGTCCCTGTATTCCGCCAAAACATCACTGGAAATAACTTGACCGTCGATACGGTCAGCGCGGTCCCTAATCTTTTGCACCCGTTCAGACACCGGCAATGGTGGTGGTGGCAAAGGCATTTTCTTGCCCACTAAATCAAGATTGTTAGGGCCAATAAACTTGTGCCCCCTCACAGTAAGCATGGGCCCAATCTCCCCATGGTCCCTCACCATAATTTTGCGGTAATCTAAATCTGTTTTGCCAGTCACATCACTAAAACCGAAACGGTCATCAATGGCCTCATGGGTTTTGTCAAGCAACTGGCGGTCGATAACCTGCCCGGTATCTGTGTCACCATAAATTGGCATCTCACCACAATCACAGCCGGGGTGGATAGGCAACAGCTCACCCTTACGGTATCGCTGGGTTGAAGCGGTGTAGCACAAAGCGCAATTCTCAGAGCCCGTCAAGGTCCTCAGATAGCCCACCACGTTGTCGTTTGCTTTGCGAGAATATAAAGACGCCTCACGCCGCGACAACTGTATTTCGGTCCTAGCCAACTGGCGGGCGTTCATCGAACCCACGTTGAGGGCGTCAGTGAAAGAGTCACCCTTGGCCAGCGCCATCCTCATTTGTACAAACGGCCTCGAATATACGTCCACCGCGTTCGCCCCATTGCGCAAAGCCTTTGTGGACAAATCGAGAGCCGCCAAACTTGGGGCAACATACTTTTTTCCGGCCAGCTGTGCCACTTGTTGAGCGTAGGCGATAGAAACCTGTGCGGACTTAGCCTTCACGCCCATCAAAGCCGGGCCCAAAGTGTCAGCAAACCGGCTGATATCTTTGTCCCTCCAAGAACCTAACCCTGTGAAAGAGTTACTTGCCAAACGGCCAGCGTCATCCAACAGGGCAGTTGACACTTGGTTGTAGCCCTCAGTAATTGCCTCAAGCTGTGTCACCCGTTCCCCCAGTCAAAGATTGCGCGAAAATTGCTTCACCAGCACGTTGAATTTCCATGTCAGCAACCTCAGCCGGCGAAAATTGTCCAACCAAAGTCATCCTGGACCGGAAAGGCATATCAACAAACTTGGAACTAGCGTCAGCCCGTTCAGCCAGACTGTAACGCTCTGGAGAATACCAGATAGGTTCTAGGTCCAAAAGTTTTGCCCGCGTTTCGTCGCCCACAAGCAGAAACATTAGCGACATAACCTTAGACCACCCAGGTGTCACCCGGTCAATGCGGTCCTGAGTTTTGAACACTAAACCTTCACGCGCCAAAGCGGCACCCTCAGCGCTACCGTTAGCGCCCTCAGGGGTCAGATAGTGCATAGGGGTTCTCGTCACAGCCGCAAAGTCTTGAATGTCAGCGCGAACCCCAGACAGAATACCGTTGATATCGGCCTGCCCTAGTTCTGAAACGTCAGCACCCTCAGGAATCATCCACAAAGAGCCCGCAGACGAATCAAACACGCCTTCATAATCAATTTCGTTGCCGTCAGCGTCGTGTGTAGGGAAGTCGCCCTTGAGGACTCTTTGCCTGAACGCCTGTGTGGTCACAATGACCAGACGTTGCAAAATCATGTGGTTGATACGGTCAAGAATGTCTGTGTGCGTTTCGTATTCGCCAGCGGCGTCAGCGTTGGTGAACTTGACTACAGGAATTTGGCCTAACGGGTTTTCTCTAATGCCGTCAGCGAGCATCTGCCAGTCTTCGACCTTGTACACATTTGTGTCGTCAGGCTTTTTGAAAACCTCGATGCGGTCCGCATAGTAGAAATAGGCGTAATGGTAGCCGTTCTCAGAAAAGACCTTGACTGCCTCAGTGACCTTGTTGATATTTGTGGGGCTTGTGGCGGCGTAAACTTGCCTGGCGTCCTCGACTGTCACCACAGGGTATTCTTCGCCCTCAGGGTGCCCCACAATGGCGTAGGCGGTACCAAACTTGAGCAGGCTTGAATGTAAGTCCGCAGAGCCAACCTCTAGGTTGCTTGCCTTCCACAAACGGCGGGCCTCGACGTCCCCGTTTTCGTCATCGTCAGCACCCGTCCGAAACCCTCCAATGCGCATACGCTCGCGCACCGCAGAAACGGCCAACTGTGCCATGTTCAAACGTGACTTACGCTGAAACATACGGTACGCCTTGCTTGCACCCTCAGCGCCCTCAGGCAAAGGGGCGTCGCCATTGTAGTAGCGTTCCAACAGTTGTAGCTTGCCCTGAAGTTTTGCAAGTTTCTTGAAAAGCATGACCTGGCCGGGGCTGAACTGTGTAGTCATAAAAGCTCCTAACGAATACGGCGGGGAACAAAGGTGTTTTTCGTGGCCTCACCCTTAGACAAAGCCTGAAGCCTCGCCTGGTAAGCCAGCACAGCGCTGACCGCGCCGTCAATCTTGTTTCTTGAATCCGGGTGTTCTTTCGCAATGCTCATTCCAGAGCGTCCAACCCGTCGTCTAGCGTTCAAAATGTGTCGCGTCAAAGCCAGAGAGCCGTCGTGGATTAGTTCACCATCAATAACGGCGTCTTGGAACTGTTGAACAGCTCGCACCACCAAGTATGACCTGTTTCCGGTCATCCACCACTCGATAGGGTGTTGCAGGCTGGACTTGACTTTCAAATTGCGCCCAAAATCTGATTCCCATTGGGCAATATAAGATTCCCACTTGGCGGGGTCTGCAAACATGCCCACAACTTTATACATTTCAAAAGCTTTGCGAACCTCGAAGTCAACTTCAGCGACAGGCACAGCCCAATCTTCGCCGGCGGGCCCTTCAGGTTGCTCCCAAATACGAATTTGGAAAATGTAGCCGTCAGAAACACGGCACCCCACAAGCGCTGTGGCGTCTGTGACGCCCTTAGAGCGTTTTCGTGACCCATCGAAGCCCAGAGTGATTTCGTCGCCCTGAGCAACCGTCTGTGGCTTATAGCAGGCAGTCCACTCTGGTGCAGACAAAAAAGCGTCCTTGGAACTAGTGGGCTGGTTGAAATAGTAGCGTCGCGAATCCTCAGGCTCATTCCGTGGGTCATAAATTTCAGACACAATACGGTCTAAGTCCATTACGTCAGCAAAAGGCCCATACGCTTCACGCAAACCAGTAATGACCTCAGCCTCATTGGACAAATCAATGCCAGCGTCAGCCTGCCTGTGGTCAAAAAGTAGCCGTTGCCGGGTCGTCTTGCCCTCAACAATTTTTTTGGCCAAATTGTGGGTGGCCTCAGCCACACTGTCCTCACCCGGCAAATACATTGTGCTGGTTTCCAGTGACCACGGTTCAGCCATTTTCCGCTTGGCAAGATTACGTCGCACGGTTTGGTACATCCGCTTCAGCTCTGGCCGGGTGTACAAATGGGTTTCGTCAAAAACCACCATTGATTCCTTGCCGCCATCTTTGGCGCTATTGGATGCTGTGGATGGGATAATTTCGCCCCCACCAGGCAGAAAAATGCGTGTCAGCCCCGCCGCGTCGCGTGGCAAACCTGCCCCTAGAGGCCCCTCAGTGAGGTTGAAATATACGTTGTCGTATGTGTTGCCCGCCTGGCCTTCCTCGGTCGCCAGACACCGAATGATGGGCGCTGTGACCAGCCTGCCAACCGGCTCCCCCACGGAATACTGGTAGGTGAAGCCGTCACGCTCAAAAACGTCTGTGCCATCCGAAAAATGGGAGAATCTCGCCGGCCCCATAGCCTCAAAAAGGACTATGAACCCTGCCAGCTCAGACTTTGCCCGCCCCTTAGCCCGTGACAAAAATACTGAGTCGTAAAGACGCCGGCCATCCTCGCCAAGCGCGTAGCAGTCAATAACAAAAACTGCCCACTCATCGTCGAGTTCTAAATCTTGCCCCTGGACGTCGCCGGGCCCGTGGACACAAAAGTTTTCCATCCACCAGATTGCAAACCAGCCCAGGCTTGTCTGCCTGTCGTGGGCATCCGCCTTTACCAGCTCGCGCATAACCTTGTCCTCGTTTCGAGTAAGTCGCTGGGCGTTTCGCTCATTGACGTGTTGTAAAAATCTTTGGTTCAGCTTGCAACCCTGTGTCTAGTGGTGTACAGTAATTTTATTAGCAACACCAAACAAAGGAAAAGAAAATGTACACAATCCACACAAGCTCAGGTATGCCCCTAATGAACAACCAAGGCCAAGTGGTAGTTTACGCCACAGAACGCCTCGCCCAAAACGCGCTGGACGATATTCGCACCGATTTCGACAACACCGAAAACATGACCTACAAGGAAGTGGCCCTGCTCACAAGCGAATAGCAACCAAAGCGGGGTGTGGCGGCACCCCAAAACCGAAAGGAAGCAAAAAATGTCAAAAATCACAATTGAGTCAGACACATGGAACGCCGAATCTTTGGCCAGAGCGCTAGACATAGCGAAAGAGCATATGCGCCTTCTCGACCCAGCGGACATAACAGAAAGAGAATGGGAAGACATTGAGTATTGGGACCAATTGACCCCGTTCCTTGAAACTCCCCCGCTTCACTAGGCGAAAGAGAGAACCCCTTGGCCATTGGGTCGGGGGTTTTTTCTTTGCCCCTAAGCGTCAAGCAACCTCTGACGGCGGCCACCAATATCAGCCACAGGGGCCAACACCAACGACTCCACAACCGGCTCAACATAACGCAACCTCAAGTCACGCCTAGAATCCACCGTAGTGCCCAAAGACTTCTCACGCATCCTCAATTCAGCCATGGCACCAATCTGCCCCAGCGAAGCCTGAGCGTGAACCATTGCCGTGTCCAAAGCAAAAGACCAGTCAGACGGTTGCCACAAAACACAGTGAGGCATACGTCGCAAAGACGCCCACCATACATAAGTGTTGTTAGGGATAGGCAAGTGAATCACGTCCCCCTGTGACGTCAACACCGTTCTAACGTCAGGCAACTCAGGATAGTCCCCCACATACGGGGTGTTGATAACTTCGACCCAATCAACCGTGGGCTTGTGCCGTGTGACCGTAGGGCCACCAGACGGCTTTTTGCCTGCCATCACCATTTGTGTCCTCGTTTCGAGTAATTGCCCTCACGTTTCGCTAAGGCAAAATTTGGTTCAAATCTAAATGGGCAAAGCTGGACCTATTCACAGCCTTACCAGTCACCGTCATATAGCGGCCACTTGGGTACACTTCCACGCTCAAACCGTTCACCATGAAACGGCGGCCCTTCGACAAAGACGCAAAACCCCAAATGTGCAAACCCGTACCGCTAGGGCTTACCTCCACATAAGTGTCAGGAAACAAGTCAAGCACCGCCTGGGCCTCCACAGTAGGAACCCCGTCATAGCAGTGGTCAAGGTCAATGCACACAATTCCGTCACCGTTCAGGACAAAGCCAAGCCCGTCACCCTTCACAGACCGCCTGGCATCCCCGTAGGTACTCCACGTCAAAGGATTAGTTGAACTGGCCGGCCTGCCCGTCACCGTGATAGGCACCTTCTTGCTGTGGCGTATCCACCGCGCCAGACGCCTAAGCTCCAACGGCACACCCTGGCCACGATGGGATTTCACGCGACAGTTAGACCCACAAAACCTGGGCTTGCGTCCACGGGCACCCGCCTCAATCGGCTGGCCACACACCTCGCAAATAGTCATACAGGAAGTTTATCGTTACATCACCCTAAAGGCAAGCCGAAACCAACAACCCTGCATCCCAGCGTCTAGGCGGGGGCAAAGCCTCAGATATTGCACACACAGCGAACTACAGCACCTCTCCGGCAGGGTGTGGGGGTAGGGGGGTAGGTGGACCCCCCACCTCTGTGATGAGGCCCGGATGTCTTTCCCGTTTGCGGTACATAGACCCTCTGGGGCCTCTTGCCTCGTTCGCTTCTCTCGCAGTCTTGCGTTTGTGGTGCCAAGGGCATAAGAGTTGCAGGTTTTCGGGGGCGTCTGTGCCACCCTTAGCCAAGTTGATAATGTGGTCTACGTCTTGCCCTGTATATGTGCAACCGTCAACGTGTTCACATAACCCTTTCGCTCTGGCAATTATTTGCCGGCGTAGGGTGGGCCAGTACGGGGGGTCTGGTCTTCTCTTGCTACTGTCCCAGTTATGAGTCATGGGTGAGGGGCGTGTTTCTTTTCTCTTGCTTGTAGACGTCCCACGCTTTGTAGTATTCGTCCCAGGCTTTCCGGTTGGATGCTCTGGCTTCCTCGTCGTCGCCTTCAGGTACTGTGTCCCAAATCTTTTTAGCCTTCACGCACAAGTCTTTGTACGCCTGGCTTACGTTTGCATCACCTTGTGCATCACTTAGTGCATCAGTCATTGCGTTTTGGCCCGTGCTTGGCGTTGCGGTGTGACTCCCCCAGTAGGTAGCCGATAGCTTCAAGCTCCCCCTTGACATGCCATTGTGAGCCTGTCAGTGTGCCGGCGTTAGTCTTCAAGTCAAACTCAAACAGGCTACAGCTTAGTGAGGAAAGGATTTGTGTGCGCCTTGCCACTAGTTGGTCAACGGTGACGTTCCTGAGTATCGGTGGGGCTGTGTTGTTTGTCATGGGCTTACCGTAGCACCTTGAAAGGGTGGTATTAATAGTGATACTAAAGGGCCTGCAATAGTGGGGCTTGTAGTGACAAAGCGGGGCTTAGTGTGACATTAGTGTGAATAAGAATGTAAGTTAGTAACACTTTCGGGCCCAATGTCGCGTTACTCCGACAATACGCAATGGCGACTTACTTGGAAAGTGTACAGGGGGTACACTTTTGGAGTATCTACTTTCATTGTGGGGCTACTTTTACTTATAAGTAAAAGTACAAAACCTTATAAGTAGTACTCGAACTTATAAGTGAAACCAATAAAGGATGTCTAGAGCACGACAAGATTTACTTTATTGCACCTAAACAATGATTTAAGCCGCCGCACTCGGATGCCTTGTTTCTAGACGTTTACAGGTGTGTCATATGTGTACCTATTTAGGTACGTTTGTGACAGCAATTAAAGCGTGTGCCAAAGCTGTACCGTTTCCGGTACTGTATTGACGCGTTTCGTGCACAGATAATGTTATCTGTCACGTTCCCTGGTAACTTTTGTTTCCGGTGTTTTTGCTCAGGTGAACTGTTCGGGAATGCCGAATAGTTGCCACTAACCCGAACAGAAAAGCGCATACAAATTGCAGACTTGTACAAGACGATAGCTACCTGTACCAAAGGGTTGCGTGATTACCTTTGGTAAGTGGGCGGCGTTGAGTGGATGTTACTACCCATTACACGCAAAGAGTCACGTCAGTCCTTGGGAACAGCCCGCAACTTAACCGTTGCAGTCGGGGCCTCCCGACGCCTCGCACCCCTCACAACAGTCCTCACAACAGAAAACAGTAGAGCGTAAACAAACAATGCTGTTACTAACCCCAGGGGAACTGCAATCAGCCATCCGATAAACTCCCAAACAGTCATTCCTCAACCTCTCTGTACATTGCCTTGCCCCACTCTAACAGGCCAGTGACCGCATACAGGGCGGTTGAGGGTGAACGGTGAACAAAAATTTCCACCTCGTCGCCACTGTCATCCATGCCCACAGTGGACGCAACCAAAACCCAGTCGCGCACAATGTCAGTCTCATCATCAGCGTCAAAAGAGGCTTCATCCAAAACGTGGTCAGTGACTGCCTGCAATAGGGCGTCATAGGTCTGCTCACTCAATTTGGGTTCCCCCCGTCGCCGTCACAGGCCAAGCTCCATGTTCAATGGCGTAAGCCTCAGCCGCCCGCAGGTGGCCGTCATATGTAAGTGTGAACTTTTTGTCTGTCACGGTGGTGGGAATTCTATATGTTTCTAAAGTTTGATGTGGCCTGTGAGCCTTTACCCTTTTGCCACTTGCCACAGTTCCGGCACAGTAACCTTTGGTAAGACCCTGTTGAAGTGTACGCCCGACCCTGGGCCACAAGGTTGTCTGCTCCACACACAATGCAACCGTCTGGGTTGCCTTCCAGTATTCCCCGGTTTGGGTGCTGGTTGTCCATCCAAGGCAACAGTTGGTCATAAATTTTGAGCAACAAGTCCACGTCTTGAATCTGGTATTTCTTCATAAGGGACCAGGCTTTGGCGTCACCCGCCATGCAGTCAATCCACAACTGAAACCCTGTGTGCTTCACCTTCTCGCCTAAACCTAAGGCTTGGGAAACATAATCAAGCTTGTTGCTGGTAAACCTGAAATGTTTTCTTGCCAACAACAACAGGTCAAGGTCTTTGGTGGGCGACGGCGGGGCCATCCCGTTTTCCAAGAATTCGCGGTTGATATGTTTGTGGTCAAACCCTTTCGAGTTCCACCCGCACAAATAGTCCGCCTCGTCCATAAGCCGGTGTAGTTCTTCCAGCATGGCTTTGCGCCCGTCGTGATGGACAGACTTGAAAATGACTTTTTTGGTTCCAAACCATCTGGCCCCGAAACAGAGGACAGAGGTGGGGTCTACAATTTGCGCTAAAGAAATGTTCTGATTGAACAAGCCCCAGGTGTAAACCAGATTTGGTTTCGTTTCTAGGTCAAAGAATAAAATTTTCATGAGGTGCTTCCTCCCCAAATGGGCGTGGTTGTACACCTGCACCTATAATTGTACCAGATAACTCGAACATTTGTTCCACATTCTCAACATTACTTTCACGGGCACCCTCAGCCAAGTCAATTTCGTACCGTAGCTGGCGCATCCCTCTCCCGTGAACCCAGGTAGCTTTGCAAGCCACACAAGTTGCCTTGGTGTTCTCCAACGACTTGTACACCTCAATGCGTGACTCAACAAGTACAGCGTGACGGTACGCCCCCTTGTCGTCCACCGCGTAGGCGACATTACACCGTGGGCATGGGCTTGTAATTTCCATGATGGTTGGCGGGTTCAGCCTTCCCTCGATGGCACTGGCAATCTTGTAAAGGGTCTGATATTTTTTCTGTACGACGTCGCGGGAAGCTTTGCCCGCCCTCATATCGTTAGAAAACTGTATGAACCATTGCCTGAGGTTTGCTGACGGGTCCGGGAAAGGCTTGGCATCCGTGTTTTCACGGAAAAGGCACACAATTTGAGCCTTCACGTCCTCATACTGCTCAAGCGCCTCAGAGTCGATAACATTCCTTTCGGACGCTAACCCCCCACCTACAGCGTGTGAGCCCGTGGTGGACCTCACAGCCTCTCTCAGTTGCTTCAACAACGGCGGGTGAGTGGTTGTGACCGTCTGAGGCCCCGTACTGGCCTCTACAGTGAAAGACGACTTGTAGGGCAACGTCAAACGGTCAACCATAGACAAAATGTTGTCTACGGGCGCTTCAAAAGGGTGTGTCACTAAGTGCCGTCGCTTGACCGATAACGGCAGTGGGCCACTGTTCCATAATGGCGGCCTCTTGAGTTTTCTGTGGCGTTTCGGGCACCCACTGGTCTGCCTGTGCCGCCCTGACGGGTTCAGCAAGCATGACGGGATAGTTCACGGTCAGGTTGGCGGAAATGCCTTGTGTGCCGTCTTGCTTGACGTAGGTGCTAGGTTTTGCGCCCAGCTGACCTTCCAGGTTGAGAATGTCACCCTCATTGAGGTTGTGTGGGGCGTCGAAGAATATGGAAAATCTTTGGTAAAAGTCTGAGCCGTTGACTGTGAGGGTTTCGAGAACCCTGGCCCCTTTGCCGTCCCAAAACACTCCATCAACTTTTACGTTTGCAAGGATAACTTTAGCCATTTGTGTTCACTTTTCTCTAAGCTAGTTTTCCGCCAATCGGCGACTTGCTCCCACAGTAGCACTTGGGCAAAGAAAAACCTTCGTTGAAGTAGGTGCTTTTTTTATTTTACAGGAACACAAAAAAACGATTTTTGAAAAAAGGTTTTTTAGGAAAACATTTTTTTGAAACTTTTTTCTAAAAAACTTTATTTTTAGACGAAAAAAACTGGCCTAAACACTGGGCTGTGGGCCCGTTTGGGGGGATACTTTTTGAACACTTGCCAAAAACATCAAAGGGGCAACTTTTTGGCAAAGAAAAACCCCCACCTAAGTGAGGGCCCTTCCAGTGTGGCCTAGTAAGAAATTTCCTCCCAGCTAAGTCCGGCAATCTCCCTAAGTGCTTGCATTCGCGAAAACATTTGGGCAATGTACCGGGTGTAAATGTCAAGCTTTTCCTGCAAGCGCGGTTTTTCTGAAGCTTTAATTGCTTTGCTGGCGCTACTCGCTGTAACCAAATCTCTGCGAATCGAGTACGCCCTGTCGTTGGCGGCGTAGTACTCTTTTTCAATTTTCTTGATTTCCAAAATAATGGCATCGAGTTGGATTTTTGTGAAAGTAATTGTTTGCATGATTTTTTCCTTTGGGTTGGTGTTGCTGATATTTCTACCGTACACCACTGGACACTTTTGCGCAACTCTTGAGCAAAGAAAAAAAGAGGCTTACAAAAAAAGCTTTTTTGGAAAAACATTTTTTTGAAACTTTTTCTAAAAAAACTTTATTTATTTCTAATCCCAAAAAAGCACTTTTGAAAAAAAGCTTTTTCAAGAAAACATTTTTTTGTAACCTTTTTGGAAAAAACTTTATTTCTACACACAAAAAACCCGCCTAAACACTGGCCTGTAGAGGTGATTTTTGAGATACTTTTGCAACAGTTCAAGAAAAAAGCAAACACACAACTTTTGGGCAAAGAAAAACCCCCCTGCAAAAGGGGGGCCCTCCAAACGACAGTTACGGCTCAATCAGCTCCACCCTGTACGTCACGCCATCCTTCAACCCCATTTTTCCGTTTCTGCGGTGAATGGCCCAAACTTTGTCAGTCGCGCCCTGAGGGGTCATTTCCTGGCTTGTCATTGTCGCAACAACTTCCCCTGTTGCTGTGGTCAAGATTTCGTTGATTGTGTACATTTTGCCCCCCTGGTTAGTGTTGTTACCATTGTACACCACTCGACGGTTCCTTGATGACCGTTCAGACCAACCCCAATAATCCTCACCCTTTTGCCTGCAAACCTTAGACGCCCGCAACTGGTACGGGTGCAAAGGCGACTCAGTAGCAAGCGCGTCCAGGTCAATGCCAAGCTCTTTCGCCCAGCTAACCTCACTCATTGTGTCCCCAAACCAGGGAAAGGCACCGTCACCAACACGGCCATACAAATTGACAACGCCACAGCCAACAACACCCAGCCCACCATTGACTGGTTCTTGGCTTGCCTAATCGCTTTGCGTTCACGCCTGTCCAAAGCGCCAGCCCTCAAGCCAGCCGCAAAGCCATGCTCATAAGCTTCCCGTGCGGTTCTCATTTGTTCTTCAAGTAGCATTTCCATTTTTCCTGTCTGTTGAACGCATCATCGCGTGTTGCCCACCATACACCCGTTTGGGGTTGGCGCAAACTAGCACCCCTCAAACTCGCCCGGCCTACAAGCCCAATGCTCCCCACGGTCATGACCAGCCTTCACCCACGCCCGCACCCCCGGCGACTCTGCAGACTTAGCAAAAGGCTTCCCCCACTCATTCAACACCTCACGGGCCGCCATAGGCGCATTGTGCCAAGCGTCAGCGTTCAACCATGTGCTGGGGTTCTTTGTGTACTCGTCTTTCCGGTTGGCGTCATCCCTGTACGACGTTGCCGCCAAAATGAGAGTGTCAAAGTCTGTCCTTTTCAAAGCCTTCAGGAAAGATTGTTCAGCCACACGCTTGTCAGCCTTTTTTGGGTACACATTCCAAAACTGTTGAAACTCGCTTTTTATATCGTTAAGTGGTTCTAATTCATTGGTTCTAGTTCTATGTGTCATTTTCGTCCCTAGGGTGGTGTCATTTTCGTCCCTAGGTAGTGTCATTTTCGTCCCTACCCTAAAAGAGGAACGCTTCACCACATAAATTGAGGTCGCATACTTGTTTTCGACAACCCTCACCCGCTTTTCGATAGCCGAAATTGTGACCAACTCAGCCACCGCCCGGTCAACCACTTTGACCCCGCACCGCATTCTTGCCGCCACAGTTGCCCTGCTCGGGAACGCCTCACCCGAATTGGTGTCAGCATACCTAGCTAAAACGGCGTAGCACTGGATGGCTCTGGCCGAAATGTCAGCGTCCAAAACCCATTCAGGGACCAAAGAAAATCTGAGGTCTGTTTCAATCGTTGCCTGTTGTTCTTCCATATTTTTCTTCCATTCTTCCTTTTGCCGTGCCCTCTGTTGTTGGCACCCTATCAGGTTGCAAAATCATTGAAACGACGTCAACCACAAAAACCAAAAACCCCTTTGTGTCCCTTGAGGTGTTAGAGGCCCGGTTCATATGAACAGGCCGCCCAGTCGCCTTCACAAGGGCAATTAGGGCAACAGTTGGCGCGGTCAGAAACCCTGAACCCGTAGGGCCCGCGAAACAGTAAAAGGTTGCTTTCGAGATATTCAACCCGGACGGCACCCAGGCACCACCGATTTCCTGGTGTGTTTCAATGTAAAAGTTTCCTGTCTTCCACGCCCGGTAATCCGTTTTGACTTCAACAGTCGACCCACCCACAGACTCCAAAAATGAGCCCACCAAGTTTTCGCCTACAAGCCCGCGCCGATAATCCAAATCAAAGTCTGGCTGGTAGCCCTCACCCATAGCTCAAGTCATTTGCGAAAAAACACCTTTGTTTAGTCAACAGTTTTCCTTCCATAAATTTCTTCCATCTTATTTTTTGCCGCCACCTCAGTCGTGGCAACCCTGTCAAACCCTGTCAAATAAAACCAGCCATCCCAATACCACACAGGAATTTCTGTAATCGAACGACGCTCCACCGCCCACCTAGGCACAGACCAGCCCAAATCTTGGCACAGACGGTGATAGTCAGCGTTGGACGTTTCCAAACCGTTGTGGTCATTGCACATCGTCAAAAGAAAAGCGGGTTCTTTGTCGTACAGGGCGCTTCCGCCCATTCCGCGCCCCACCCTATGCTGTAACGTCACAGGACCGCCACAGGGCCCTTGGACACCCTTGGAGATACAAACACCCCCGTCACGCTCGTAGACGCCCTCACGGGCCTGCTGGACCTGTTTGCGTGACTGTTTGCCCAAACTCACGGCTTACCAATCAAACGCAACAATGTGGCCATATCCATCGTCACCCACCATTCCTCAGGGCTCGCCTTACCCACCCGCTTGTGAATCACAATGGCCGGCTTGTCCCCTGCCTGAGAAACAGCTTGCTTCCACCATCCAGCCAAATCCATTTTGACATGATTTTTTACCTCAATAGAGGCGGGAAAGTTTGAGATAATGTCCTCACCTGCCTGAAACCCCCCACGCGCCGCCCTAGAGGTCACAGCATCCCAGCCGGCTTCCCGTAACGTCTTGCAGACGTCGACCTCAGCCTGGTTTCCCTTACGCCGGGAAGTAGCACCGTTCACGCCTGCCCCCATTCAAGTCGGAGTAGTGGCGACAAAGACCGGCACACCTCAAGACTGTCACGCAAAGCCTTTATTGCACCCACCGCCGCCCTCAACTGTTGGTCAGCCAACTCACTAGCCAAAAACGTGTCAGCCGTCTCCAGCTCAGCCGTATAACGTCTAATATCCATCGACCCTGCACAACGCAAAAAATGGTTTGCGTACCCCTTTTTGTGGTCCGCCCGCGCCCTCACCGCCAAAGCGTCAAGCTCAGCAATCTCATTAGTTTTCTCGTCAATACGGCCAGAAATTTTGGTTAGCGTATCCATAATGTACGCCGGGGTAAGGTCACTCATCCCTCTTGCCCCTCTTGAACAACGCCCCCATATCGTTTGCAAACATTCGCCACGGCTGGGTGAGGTTACCGTCAACCAACACCAGCTGGTATTGCTCCAACAGGCTCAAAACTTTACGGTCACGCGCAACAAACTTATATTTTGGCATTGCTGAACCCCTTTTTCTTTTCAGTGAACTTGGTTTGAACATTGGTAGAAAAACCGCCCTTCACGGCGGTCTGGTAAAGAACCGTCATTTCTTCCACAGACTTGCAAGCCTCTAACTCGCCCAAGAACCCTTCAGGCACGGCAACAGCCGGCGCAACCTCAGGCGCTCTCGTCGTGTCATAAATTTGCGAATCAGGGTCAGGCTCATCAGTGGGCAAACAAAAGACTTGCAACATGAATGTTCGAAAAGCGACACTCATACATTTAGCCGTCGCCTTGTCGCCCGAATCGAACGCCTCAGCCATCACCGTCCCCGTGACAGGCTCACCCTCGCTCCCAAAAATTGAGAACATAACCTCCAAGTGAACCCGGTTCAACGTCCCACCAGCGGCAGAGCGCCCCTCAGAATAGTCCGACCTCAACACGGTAGGAACAATAAACCCGCCCGCGTCACGCAAAGCCGGCCCGATAGCGTTCACCACCGCGTCAATGCCACGAAACTTGAACTTTTGTTGCTGGTTCACGCCAGTCTTACCAACCGCGCGAACCGTCGTCATTACTGCAA